GTGATGCAGGCGCTCAATGAAGCGACGCTGTGCGCGGTTCGGCTTGAACTGCAGGACCAGGCCTTCGTCCTCGTCGTTCCCTTTAACGATGATCTTGTACAGGTTGTTGATGCGCCACATGGGGTCGGCCAGCATCTCCTGCAGCTTTGCGCCGGCGTTCATGGCACCACCTTCAAGCCGGTGCCGTCGACAGCGGCCAGCAGCGAGTCGAGCAAGTTTCCGGTGTGCTCGACCTCCTGCTTCTCGCGCCACTGCTTGGCCTGGCGGTTCTTCAGCCAGAAGATCGCGGCCGTCGTGTCAGGCGCGTGGACCTTCTTGATCGGAGTCAGGGTGATCACACCCTGGTAGTTCGACACGTGCACGTCATCGTGCTCATACCCGAGGGCTCGTTGGTACAGGCGGTCGGCCACATCGGCGTCAGCTCGGAGCTTTCCCCTTTTTATGGACTCGGAAAATTGGGCGTGGACCTTCTTCCATTCGTGGATCGTGTCCTCGTTCACCTCAAAGAAGTCGGCCAACTCGGCGTCGGTCGCCCCCAGGAGGCACAGCTTGCGCGCCTGCTCGTGGAACTCTTCGCGGTATTTTGTGGGGCGCCCTGGGGACTTGGCCTCAGCCGGCGCCGCAGTATGGGTGTTGTTGGTTTTCTTGTTGCTCATAATGACTTAAAAAGAGAAGCCCGCACGAGGCGAGCTCCCGGACTTACGTCCTTATGGTTGGCGGCGCGGAAGTTCGCGAAGGGACAAAATGCGGCGGGTAGGCTTCGGTTCGCCGAGTGCCTCCCGCACCTGGGTTTTAAGACGGTTACTCTTGAGCTTTTTGATACCCAGGTTCAGGGCTGTCGCGGCCGGCATAGGCAGCCCCGTAAACGCGCTCGATGACAGATCAAGTGCCGATATGAGGACGGATGCCGTACTCGTCGGGTTCACCGAACCAGGCGGCGAGGTGTAGACATCCTTCGCCAGGTCGTTCAGGTCTCGAATCTTCTCTGCCCCCTGCTTGCCGAAAATGAAGTCCAGCTTGCCGTCTGCATCCAGGTTTTCTACCAGCCTGTCGAGTTTGGCCGGCGAAACGATCGAGTTACCGTTCTGGTCACGGGCCGTGTTCGACAAGATGGTTCTTTTGATCCTGTTGAGCGTCCCGCCCTGTAGCTCGCGCCATGCCTGCTCACCCTGTGGCCCTGCAGTTTGCAAAGTGCGGCGCATATGGCGCACGTCATCGAGCGGCCCCTTGAAGACAGCATGGTCGAGCACGTCCTCGAAAGCTACGTGACGGTCTTTCGTCCCCGGTTTGGTAGAAAACAGCTTGTCGATCACGCCTCGGTTCTTGAACTCGTTGGCATAGTTCTCGTACTGGCGCCGGGCCTGCTGGTACAGTGGACCGCCCTTTCCTTCAGCTGCGGCGTCGATCAGCTTTTTCGCCTCTAGGCCATAGACAACGTTCGGCGTGCCAGGCTCCGACAGCTTATTGATCGCCTGGCGCAAATCCTCGGCCGTGTTCAGGTCCATGACGGTGCGCTTCGGACGAGGCATCATCAGGGAGTCGAGGTCGCCGCCAACCGTTTTCCCGTTCTTCTTGATCTCGCTTTCGATGGTCGAAAGGATGGGAGCAAGGCGGATCTTGCTGCGGTTCTGGCCGATGTAGTCGACAAGCGGCGTGACATCAATTTCGTCGGCCATATGGCCAGCCTCGCGCGCTGCCGCATATGCCTGCCGCACCTCAGCCTTTTTCATGGCTTTGCGGCCTCCTGCAGCATCCACCACCACCTGCCCGAGCGTGCGCAAGTCAGGAGCCAGTGCCCCGGTCTCATCAATGAAGGCATCGATGTTCTGCACAACCTGCCGATTCTGGTCGCTGAAGCGCTCACGCAGCGGTGCTCCCTCTGGGAGTTTGGCTGTCTCGCGCTCGAACCTCTGAGCATCGAAATCGCGTGAAGCTTGGCCCCGCGTGAGTTTGATCGGAACCGGCAGCGCGCCGGCGCGTTGCTGACGCAGAGTGGGTGCCGTGGTTGCTGCAGCGCCGGCACCAGAAAGCGGCTGCGGCCTGCGCACCAGGTCGCGAAGGGGTGTAACCGGCCCGCGCACCAGCGCTGCGTCTCGCGCGTTCTGCGCCGCCGCCGAAACCGTCGCCAAGTGGCGGGTTGTCGATGCGGCCGAACCTATGCTGCGTGCAAGATTGTTCAGTTCGGGAATCGGCAGTCCGACGATGCCACTGTCAGCAATCACGCTGCCGATCTTGCTCACGATGGCTCCACCCGTCTTCGTACGTGGCTGGTACGTCAAAGCCTCTGCCACGCGCCCGGCGAACTGGTCGCCCTCCCGGATACCGGCCTGCGTACCGTAGTTGCCCCCGGTGAGCGTCTTACCGACCCCTGCTACGGAGCCGACCAGTCCGCCAACCATTCCGGTAGCAGTCGTCAGCGCCGTTTCGCCAACGCCAACGATGCGATCCAAGATGCCATCGTCATTCACCGCAGGTGCACGGGCAACCTGCGGTCGACCTACAGCGTCGTACCCAGGCACGCCGGCCAGCTGCGTGTTGCCCGCCGAGGCAGTGCGGTACCTAGCCCATGGACCATCTGGCTCTGGCACCGCTGCCGGCGTTGACGTCGACGCCCTCGCGTATTTTTCCCAAGGTCCGCTCATCGTACTTTCTCCCAGCTGTTCTGATCGGCAGGATTGCCGCCCTTGAATCGATACCCCTTGTCGACTGTGCCCACTGGCGGCGATTTCAGCGGCAGCTCATTACGCTCCTTTATCCTGGGCTTCCCGCCGCCGCTCCCAGTCCTCGCCTTTTCCTCCAGCTCCGCCGCATGCTTTTCCTGCTGGGCGAGCACAGCGCGCGCCGCAGGCCCCAACAGCGACGTGTCGAAATCGTTAAGCTTAGTGGTGCGAACATAGGTCCGCTTCGCCTCGGTCAGGCGTCCACCGAACAGTTCTTCCATCGTCTGCGTCGCACCGATGATCTGATCTGGCGAGCCATTCGGATCAAGCGCCTTCAGGGCCTGGTCACGTTCGTGGCCGGTACCACCGACGCCGACAACCGCTTTCGAGATTTCGGGCGCCACCATGATCAGCGCCGCGTTCAGGTTGGTCGGCTCCGCTACGCCAAATTGCGTACCAAAGGCACGCGCCGCCTTGTTCCATATGCGCGCGTCACCGCTCTTCTGCGCTTCCGCCAACTGGCGGACAGTGGCCAAGTGATTCAGCGCCGTGTTTGCCGCCTGCACCGCCCGGCCTTCCGTGCCGGTAGAGAATGCGCGTACAGCCGCATTTCGCGTGTTGACGTCGCCCTTGTTTTCCAGCTGGTTGCGACGCTGCTGCGTGGGGTCTACTCCTGACGCAAGCTCCGCCGCCCGGTTCATAATTGCTGCACGCACCTGCACGCCGGCCTTGCCCATACCCATCGGCGGCAGTGAGCCGTCGAAGTTGTAGCGCGCGGCCGCTGCATCAATCGAATCAGCACTGAATGGAAGCGAGCCCGCACTGGTACCGGCGCCGCTGTTCGCTCGTGCCCCTGGACGCTCGCCGTTTTTGAATCTGACCACGACTTTTCCTTTAGGGTCGAGGCCAAGAGTCTCGTTCCCGATGTCCTGATAGGTCAGCTTCGGATCTTCAGGCACGTAGTCCTCTATCTCCGCCATCGAACCATCCTTGAACCTGTTGACCATGACAAAACGACCATCGCGCGTCTGCATCGGGATCGTATCCTTGACCTCGGGCCTGTATTTGTCGGCCTGGGCCTGGAAGACCTTGGCTCTCTCAAAATGGCGTCCGGCGAGGAGCTTCTCTGCAATCGCCGTGTTCCGTTCGTAAGCTTCTCGCGCAAAGTTTGCTGGCCGTGGCTGATCCTTCTTCGGCAGCCCGTCCAGCGACGGATAGAAAACGGGCGGCAGACCAGGAGTAAAAGTCGATGGAAGTGTGCTGCTCGCCCCCGGAGCGCCTTCAAAGGAACTATCGAAGGCAGGCGCACGGCCCGGCCGACCGATGCGCGGGAGATGGGCCGGCGGACCAAGAGGATCAGGCCCCAGATATGGCACGCCATAAGCGCCTGCTTGCCCCGCTGGATGCTGCGCACTAGTCGTCGCCGGGCCTACGCTAGCCGCCCCGCTGATGCTTCCGGGCGTGCCGAAGCTGGCAATGATGCCGTCCGCTTCCTTCTCACGTGCGAGTGCGGCCGTGCTCTGCTCGTTCTCCAGGTCCCAGCGCTGCTGCTGGGCCTTGCGGAGACGATCCTGCTGCTGCTGCGCCAGCGCGCCTTGGTAGGTCTCGCCCCCGGCCAGCAGACCCTGGCCGACGGTACCGAAAAAGTTCTGGCCCTTCGACGACATCATTGCGGCGCCGGCGGCCAGCAGACCCTGGCGCGCGGCCGCGTTCTTGTCCGGATCTTCCGGCAGGAAGTCGGGGATGTAGTCGCCCAGTATCCCCTGAAAGCCCTTAAGTATTCCCATGTGTTTCTCCTTCGAGCGAGCGATTACTGAGCCGTAGCGCGCGCGTGCGCGCGGGCGATAGCGAAAGCGGTTTCGGCGGTCATCTCGCCACGAAGAACTGCTTGAATGTCGGCGTCCAGACTGGCGACAGCATCCCCTGCGCCGAGCGCGTGTGCATGGCGCAGCGCGTTGTAGAGACCGGGGAGTGCGTCGAGAGGGTCGGCCTGGCGGAGTTCTGGCACGGCTGCGGTGGCGGCCGATTCTGGTGCAACCTCTTCCCGAATCAGGTCAGGGATCGGCAGGTTGGTGGACAGGATGGCTTCGGCCAGCTGGGCGCGGTGCTGGTCGACTACTTCCGGCGGCTCGTGGTCCAGCAGCTTCCCGATGCACTGCGACAGCTCCTGGCCGATCTCATGGAGCACCACGAGCTGCTCGGCCCGCTCGACTTCTTGTTCTGTCGCCGGGCGGATCGTTACGGTTTCGCCAGTCCGGACGAGGTCGATTACGTTGAAGAGCGTGCCCCATTCGTTGGTTGGTGCGAAACACAGAACGCCGACAGCAGATGGTGCGCGGGCATGGAGCTCTTCAGGGAAGTGAACAACTTGCATTTTTGACCTTTCATTTGATTGAGGAAGGGGCAACTGCAGCGTTTGCCCACCTCACCATTAGAAGCCCGCCGCGTCCGGTTTTCTGGCTAAAAACCGGACACTTGCAGCGCCCGGTCAATCGCCTCGTACGCCTGGCTGCGCCCAACCCCATACCTGGTCATGATGCGATCCCGAATTACAGGCCGCGACTCCTTGAGGTCGAGCAAGTGACGGGCGAACTGCACCCTTTCCTGCCGATCGAGCCCAGTAACCCCTTCGCGCGCGGCGCTTTGCCTAATCAGCTCGGCGAATCGCTGCTTCGCATCATCTGGCGCCGCTAGCTCAGCTAAGTCAGCAAGCAGTTGCTCAAAGACCGCTTTACCCATGGAGCCCCTCTTCCACATACGCGTTTGTGCACGCATACGGCTCCTGAGATTCAGCGGTGCCTGCGCGGTGCTGAAGCCACTGGCCAAGCCGCATGTAGTTGTTGTCCCTGGTCTGCTGGTATCCCTCACGGTGCGCCGCAGCGAGGCGAGTCCAGTACGGCACCAAGTCGCCGGGGTTGGCCCTGGTTTGTGCCTTGGCGTCTTCGACATCCTCAGGGTTCCACACGTACAGGTTTGCAATGTAGGCAAAGTCCCGGAGGAACTGCTTAGAGACCTTCATCGGCCCAGTCCTTCCCGACCTGGTCTGGTAAGCGGATTTCGACAGCGTGCCCTTTCTGCACTAACCGGCGCGCTAACCCGAACGCGGCGGCCTGGCCGGTGAAGCTGGCGTCGTTGTCGCCGGCGATCAGCACCCGCTCCACACCCTCCGGCGGCACCCACGATTCCAGCAGCACTGCATTGGTCGCAGCCCAAACAGGCACGCCGAAGCGCTGAGAGGCCGCCAGCGCCGTTTCTATGCCCTCGGCAATACCGAGAGTCCTCCCGGCCGCTCCGAGCCTCACAGCGCCCGAATTAAGCGGTTTGCCGGCCATGATTTTCTTGGCCTGCGGTACCGGCGCCTTGTGTCCGTCGTCCGTCNGGTAGGTGCGATGGATCGACGCGCCCGTGCCGTCCGGGTACCTGATCCTAGCCACCATCGCCGGGAAGCGGCCCAGGTCGCGGCCGTCTTCGTCGGTGTAGCGCAGCCCAGGGTGCAGCCGCAGATCGGCTGGAACGATCTCCAGGCCCAGGCGCCGGTTTAGGTACTGCCAAACTGGGTCGCCGAGCGTCACCGGCCTGCTGCCGTTCCATACCTGGGTCAGCGCCTGCACCTTGCTTTCATCCGTTCGCGCCGGCGCGATCGGGCCGGGCTGCACCGTGCCGACGATCCGGTCGACCTGCTTGGCGGCCTCGCTGAATGACCACCCGAGCACGCCCTGCAGCAGCTTGAAGCCGTCACCGGACCCACAGTGCGAGCAGATCCAGGTGCCGCGCCCGCCCTTGTCGTCGAAGCGGTATCGATCTTTCCCGGAGCAGATAGGGCAAGGCCCATGCTTTTTGCTCAGGAACGCCGGGTCGACGCCGAGCGCCTGGAGGATGCCGGGCCAGCGGCCGACCGCTTCGTCGGCGGTGCGGGGCTTAAGCGCCTGCATGGCGGCCCCCTTTCGACTTGGTCTTCGCATCGCGGATCTGCAGGTGCTTGAGGAAGCCGGCCACTTCCGGGCTCACGGCCGGCGCCATGACGTCTTCCACGCCGCGCGGCCAAACGCCGAAATACTCCCGGTACTTGTGGGACACCCATCCCATCTTGTGGCCTTTGTTCGACGCCACCAGCAGCAGTTGCGAGTAGACGTCCTGCTTCTCCAGCTTCGGCGCCTTGGGCTTCTTCGTGATCGGCACCAGGTCGCCTGCGCGCACATCGACATCGGCGCGGCGCTCGGGCGCGAAGCCGCACACAGGGCACTTGTGCACGCCAGCAGGCTTGACGTAGGCGCAGCTCGTGCATGCCTTCGGCAACGGCTTCTCCCGCTCCTCCTGCCCGGCCTTGGCATCCCTCGGCGTGCCGTCGTCGAGCTCAAGCGGGAACTCCTCCGTTGGGAACCCGAGCCGCGTCACCGAGCCGGAGTGGTCCAGGATCAGCGCCCGCTCCTTGCTGGCGTGTGGACGCAAGACCCGCCCGGCCATCTGGATGTAGCGGATGAGCGAGCGCGTCGGCCGCGCCAGGATCAGCGAACGGCATGCCGGGAAGTCCCAGCCCTCGGCGAGGATGCCCACGTTCGAGATCACCATCGTCTCGCCGGTCTCGACGCGGGCTAGGATCGCGCGCCGCTCCTCCTCGTCGGTGTAGCAGTCGATGTGCTCGGCGCTGACGCCGGCGGCGTGGAAGCGCTCGACGATGTGCTTGCTGTGCGCGATGTTCGCCGCGAAGCAGACCGTCGGCGTGTCGCGCGCCAGGCGCAGCCAGTGCGTGACGATGTCGCCCACCAGCTCCGGCTTGTTGGCGGCGCGGCCGACGTCGGCATCGGTGTAGTCCATGTCGCCGAAGGCGTTGCGCGCCTGCTTGATGCCGGTCATATCCGGCTCGCTCGGCGCATACACATCGCAGTCGACCAGGTAGCCGGCCTCGATCAGCGCCGGGATCGTCGCCGCCACCGTCATGTGCTGAAAGAGCGGGCCGCCCAGCTCGTCGTAGTGCTTGCCCAGCCCGCGCGCGTACGGCGTGGCCGACAGGCCGATCACCGGCACGCCTTTCGCCGCGGCGATAACGGCCCGGTATTCCTTCGAGCCGGCAACCGTGTGCGCCTCGTCGATGATGATCAGGTCGACCTCTGGCATGCCGCGCCGGGCGATGGTCTGGATGCTGCCCACCAGCACGCTCTCGTAGACGCGGGTAGTGTTCTCGCCCTGGATCACGCCATGGTCGATGCCTGCCTTCTTGAATCGGCGCGCGGTCTGCTCGACCAGGTGGACGCGGTTGCACAGGAAGATCACGCGCTTGTGCTTCGATCGGGCGCCGCGCACGATGGCCATGCCGATCTCGGTCTTCCCAGAGCCTGTCGGGCTGCACAGCATCTCCCGAACCACTCCCCTAGCCAGGGCGCGGCGCAGGTTTTGGACTGCGAGGGACTGGTAAGGCCGGAGGGTCAGGGCGCCAGAACCCATGCCACCTTGGCCGGGCGGGTTTGGGGCCTTTATCTCTTCTCTTCTCTTCTGAGTTGCAAGTAAGCTGCTAGCGCACTCTTCTGAGGTGCGCGTCAATGGATAGCGCGGTGCTAGCACGATGCTAGCGGTTTGGTTGTTGTCCATGCGCTATCCTTTTGCAAGCTTGACGCTAGCGGCTCCGTTAGGGATCAGAAAGCCGTGCTGGACTAAAACTTCAATGTCCAAATTAGCGATCGACAGCTTCCGCTCAAGAAATGGGACGTCGTGCGGAATAGTGCCGTTGTTCTGGCTTGCATACAGCCAGAGGGTCATCAGGTGAGCCTTCGACACGTCCGGCAACGAGCAAAACGCGTAGTCGTCGAGGATGGCCCTGTGGAGCTTGATCCACGGTGGGTTACGTTTGCCGTAATGCTGGAAGGCGTCCCAGTTCTTCACTGCGAGGAGTGGCGTATTCATGCCGCCTCCAGTTCAAGCTGGCCCTGTGGGCGCACCAAATCCTTGCGCTGGCCGAGCAGCACATATCGCGCAACACGCTTATGCAACAGGCCATCCGGGCCAATGACATCCTCTCGGAGAGAAGCGATTGCGTATCGATCTTCCAAGTCTTGAATGCGGGTGGCTGCACGCAGATAGCCCAAAGCAACGAGCTCATACGTATTAGCACCACGTGAGCCCAGGTACTCAAGGACCTTTGGCAGGGTTTCGAGCTGGGTATACCCAGAGGCACTGCGCAGTTGGAGGCCAACAGATTCAATCTCGCAAACGAATTTGCTGATATGATTAGCACCGCAAACAAATGCTTTTTTCTGCCCCGTCGCCTCAGGCCCGCCAGCCTGGTTGACATGAGCGCCTCCCTCCGTGGAGGCGTTTTCATTTGAACGTTTAGACATTGGCGCCTCCGCTTAGGAGACGTTTGATTTCCGCGACCGGCCAAGCCAGGCGGCCGTTGACGCGAGCTGGCCGAATAGGGCCATTTTCGAGGCAAGCCCAAGCGCGAAGCGTTTGCGGTTTACGAGTCAGGTAGAACGAAGCGCACGCGGTCTCTACATGGCTACGTGTTTCGTGTTCAAGCGGCGGGAACTTTGAGACTGATTGCATTTTGAATCATCCTTTCGCATCACTGCGTGTTGAAGATGATTCAGTAAAAATTACCCGGGCCTTCGGTTGAAGGGGCCGGGTATTTAAATGCGGAGCTGCGCTAGGGCGGACTGTGCTGCGTCGGGTATTTGAACGGTATTAGGGCACGGTATTTAGAGATGCAGACCCTCAGATTGCTCATGCCATTCTTCGCGCCACGGGCTCAGAAATGAATGTTGAAAAAATGCATGATTCAATCTAGTTTTCGTGGCCATTCTCTTTTCGTGAAGGGCAACAGCAAGTAGTACCGGGTCCCACTTTGACGATGGGCGACCGCGTCCTCGATCACCTTTTTCCACTCGAGCAGGAAGAACCCAAGCGCGCCCATTCTCTAGGGCGGCTTGAAGAGTTGTATCTTTCGTGACGATGTTCCCGAATGCGCGCATTACCTCCTCTTTCGTCAAGCTCCTCCCCTTAACCGGCGCCGCTTCATTCACAGCATCCTCAGGCAACGAGAGCTTTTTCAGCTCCATATCTATGCGCGCTAGATTGGCTCTGATTTTTTCAAACTTATCTGGATCGTTTTGATGCTGCATGCTCGCCCAGGTATCACGCTCGCTCCATAGTTCCCAAGCGCGCTTATACTCTGCATCGTCCGCTTTTAGCGGCATAACAGATCCATCGGCCAATAGGAAATTGGGTACTGTCATTCGCTCGGCCAGCATCAATCGAATCAGATCGCTGCAGCGGATGATGGTCTTCCCGTCGAGGCTGTCGTTAAGGTCGACATAGTCGCTGAGTTCGTCGCCGACCGGCACGCCTGACAATTGTTCGTCGATCACCTTCCCGCGGTGTCGCATCGGAAGACGCCCGGTATCGAGCCAGTGCTCGACGAGACGGCGAGCCGACGTAGCCGGGGTGAACGTAAACGAGTGTA